TATGCCTTTGACCACTTTGGTTCTATCACTACAGACGAGATACTTAGCAGGGTACGTTACATGGTCAAGGCTCTGGACTGTAAGTTCATTATCATTGACCACCTGTCCATCCTTGTATCAGGCTTGGAAGGTGAAGATGAACGCAGAAACATTGACCAGCTTATGACTAAGCTTCGGTCTTTGGTAGAAGAAACCAGATGTGCAATGCTGCTTGTGTCTCACTTGCGTAGGGCAACAGGCGATAAGGGTCAGGAGCAAGGTAAGGAAATATCCCTGTCCATGTTACGTGGCTCACATTCTATTGCCCAGATTAGTGACGCAGTGATTGCATTGGAACGTGACCAGCAAGCACAAGACCCTGTACAAGCTAACACAACGGCAGTCAGGGTATTGAAGAACCGTTATGCAGGTGAGACAGGTGTAGCCACCTACCTTCTGTATGACAAGGACACTGGCAGAATGTCAGAGATTGAGAACCCGTTTGAGACAGACTCTAACCCAGATGATATAGGAGATTTTCTATGAAGGTAGCAAAGATTGATGGCGCATATAACAGGCGTTTTAGTCGTGAGAGTTACGAAGAGAATGATGCCAAGGCAAGGGATGCCATTATGAATTACTTAACAAATAATGGACATGAAATACTTGATAGCACAGAGAACTTTTCGTTTGACATCAAGAGTAAAAAAGGGGATAATACATACTTCTCAGAAGCAGAGATGAAGAACCAATGGAAGGGTGACTGGCCTGACACATGGAAGGAAATCAGGATACCCTACAGAAAGCATAAGCTTATCAATAGGATGGCAGAGTTAGGAGCAGACAATCACTTCTTTAATTTCTATGTCATTCGTAATGATGCAAAGATGGCATGGCGAATCAAAGACTTTGTTGTTGCCGAATCAGAAGTGAAACAGTTATTTAGTTATCGTGTAAAAGGTGAAAGCTTTTTTCACATACCATATCAGAAAGCGGAGTTAGTAGAACTATGAAAAGAGTAGTGCTTGATATCGAGACAGATGACCTTAATGCAACTGTAGTACATTGCATTGTGGCACAGGACTTAGATACAGGCGCAGTGGACACATGGTATGGGGAGTCCATAAAGGACTTCCCTGCATGGTCAGAGAGTGTAGATGTCTTTGTCATGCATAATGGTGTGTCCTTTGATGCGCCTGTTGTAAATCGTTTGACAGGCAGTAAGATACCTTTGAAGAAGGTAAGAGATACACTGATTATGTCTCAGCTTTATGACCCTTCCCTAGAAGGTGGTCATTCATTAGAAGCATGGGGTCAGAGACTTGGCTATCCTAAGATAGAGTTTAATGACTTCTCTGTATTCACACAACAGATGCTGGACTATTGTAAACAGGACGTAGTTGTAACAGTAAAACTATACGAACATTTACTTCCTCACATGAAAAAATATTCAGGTAAATCTATTCAGCTTGAGCATGAGGTGAGAGCAATCGTGGACAAGCAGGAAGAGAATGGATTTAGTCTTAACATCCCGGAAGCTTCATGTCTTGTTGCAAGGCTCTCAGAAGAGGCAGCAGAGATAGAACAGGAGATGCAAGCTATCTTCCCACCTATCGTAACAGAAAGGTACTCAGAGAAGACAGGAAACCGATTAAAGGACAAGGTAGAAGTATTCAATCCTGCTTCCAGACAACAGATAGCTAAGAGGCTTCAAGAGAAGGGATGGAAACCTAAGACCTTTACCCCTACTGGTCAGCCAGTGGTGGACGAAGGTTCTCTTAGTGGTGTAGATATTCCAGAAGTGAAAAAGATATTACAATATCTATTACTTCAGAAGAGAGTTTCACAAGTCAAGTCTTGGCTTGACGTAGTGGAAGACGATGGTAAGGTTCATGGTAGAGTTATTACCTTGAAAGCCATCAGTGGACGTATGGCTCACAACTCCCCGAACATGGCACAAGTACCTGCCGTTTACTCTCCCTACGGTAAGGAGTGCAGACAAGTTTGGAAAACAAGCAGTGATAAATACAAACTGCTGGGATGTGATGCTAGTTCACTTGAACTTAGATGCTTGGCACACTATATGGGTGACAAGAAATTTACTGATGAGGTAGTGGGTGGTGACATCCATACTGCAAATCAGAAAGCCGCAGGACTTCCTACCAGAGATGCAGCAAAGACATTTATCTATGCTCTAATTTATGGTGCAGGTCCAGCTAAGATTGGTAGTATCGTTGGTGGTGGTGCTAAAGAAGGACAGGTCATTATGAAAAAGTTTATGTCCAATATGCCAGCCTTGAAGACCTTGCGTGATAAGGTAGACAAGGCAGCATCTACAGGATATATTCGTGGTCTTGATGGCAGACTTCTAAAGGTACGTCAGCAACACGCTGCCATGAACCTATTACTACAGGGTGCAGGTGCTATCATTTGTAAAGAATGGTTGCGGCAAATAACTTTAATGGCGCAACGGGATTATGATTACAATCTTGTTGCGTCTATCCATGACGAGTATCAGTTTGAGGTTCGTGCTGACCAAGCAGAACGCTTTGGTGAACTCACACAGAAGGCAATGAAGCAGGTTCAGGAAACACTGTCTGTTAATTGTCCTCTGGACAGTGAATTTAAAATTGGAAACAATTGGGCAGAAACTCATTAATAGATGTTGACATACTAGTTTGTATGTTATATACTTTCAAAATCAGAAGTGGCTAAGACCACACAGTAAACTAAATAGGAGAAATAAAACTATGCCAGTATTATCAGGAAAGTCCCATTGGGCAACTATCGCAGCACCTAACACAACCTTTGAGCCAGTATGGTCTATCGACTTGGCTCTCACTGGTGAGGAACTTGCAAAGGCTCAGAACATGGGCATGACCATTAAGAACAAGGGCGATGAACGTGGAGACTTTGTTACCATCAAGCGTAAAGTAAATCGCAGAGATGGTGGTCAGAATAATCCACCTGCTCTTGTAGATTCCAATAAGAATGATATGGGTCAGACCCTTATTGGTAATGGCTCTGATGTCAATGTTCTATTCAAAACCTATGAATGGGAATATGCAGGTAAGAGTGGAGTAGGTGCAGACCTTCAGAAGGTTCAAGTTGTAAAACTTATTCCTTATGGAGATGCCGAAGACTTTGATGTTGTGTCTGACGGTCATAGCGCAGTGGATGCATTAGACGATGATATCCCCTTCGGCAACACTGGTAGCTAAAACATAACATCAATAAGGGTGCTACACATATTGGAATATGGTAGTGAGTTGGCTAGAGTAGGGTGGGTACGCCAATTATTAAGGAGGCACTATGAAAGACGAAAGACAACATGAATATAAAATTACAATGTCTGCAGAGTATTTAGACTTTGGTAATAAAACTACAGTAGAAGGTTTTACAAGTGACCTAAATGATATGTCAGATATTATCTTAGACTTTCTACGTGCAATGGGATATACATATATCTATGACATAAGTTTTCATAAGGATTCAAATGATGACTGACTATGTAAATAAACCACCACATTACCAGACAGGTGAGGTAGAATGTATTCAAGCAATTGAATCTGCCTTGACCCCTGAAGAGTTCAGAGGATACTGTAAAGGTAATGTAATAAAATATACTTGGCGAGAGCAATACAAAGGCAAAGACCAAGACTTAGAAAAAGCAACATGGTATCTAAATAGATACTTAGAAAAGGAAAAACAATGAAAACTATAGATACTCTAATTGAAGACATACATACTCTTCTTGAGGAAGGTATCAATACTTCGTCTGTACAAACCAGAGATGCTATTGAAAACTTTTCTAAGGAAGTTGCCTTCTCTTTGAAGCGTCAGCTTGGCGAAGGTAAAAGAGAGAAGCAAAGTAGTTTACGTATGTCTCAGATTGGTAAGCCAGACAGACAGCTATGGTACGAATTAAAAAGTCCAGTAGAGCCAGCACCGATTGACGGTCAAACTAAAATGAAGTTTATTATGGGAGACATCCTTGAGGCTCTTCTAATTTTACTTACTGAATTGTCTGGACATGAAGTAACAGAACAACAAAAAGAAGTAGAGGTTGATGGTGTTAAAGGACACAAGGACTGTCGTATTGATGGTGTGCTTGTTGATGTTAAGACTGCTTCTTCCTATGCCTTCAAGAAGTTTAAGGAAGGTACTCTTCATACCGATGACCCTTTTGGTTATATAGCACAGATATCTGGCTATGCAGAGGCAGGTAATGACCAAGAAGCAGCCTTCTTTGCTATTGACAAATCATCCAGTGAGATGGCAATTATGAAGGTGGAAAACATACGCATGATAAATGCAAAGCAGAGGATAGGTAAGGTTAAAAACTTTATAGCTTCTGATGTACCACCTGAGAGATGCTATCCAGATGAAGAGGATGGTAAGTCTGGAAACAGAAAGCTTGCAGTAGGTTGTATCTATTGTCCTTATAAAGAAGACTGTTGGAAAGATGCCAATGGTGGTCAAGGACTACGTAAGTTTCAATACTCTAATGGTATTAGATA